CTGATCCAATGATGGAACAATACGCACGAACAATTTCACAAACTCTAAAAGGCTAAATACCTTTATCTAAAAAATACATAACAGGAGAAACTTAGAATGTATCTAACAGAAGAACTTCAAAAGAAATGGCAACCAGTTTTGGAACACCCAGAATTGGCTTCCATCCAAGACCCATACAAGAAAGCAGTTACAGCACTTGTTTTGGAAAACCAACAACAAGCAATGCGTCAAGACGCAAAGATGTTGAACGAAGTGGCTGACGCTGGTCCAACCAACGCTACAGGTTCCGCAGTTCAAAACTTTGACCCAATCTTGATCAGCTTGGTTCGCCGTGCATTGCCAAACTTGATCGCTTACGATATCGCTGGTGTTCAACCGATGACAGGCCCAACAGGTTTGATCTTCGCTATGCGTGCTCGTTACACAGGTCAAGCAAACACAAACGCAGAAGCATTCTACAACGAAGCTAATACCATTTTCTCTGGTACTTCTTCTGCTAATGCTCCATACAACAACTATGGTTTCACTGGTTCTGTGGCTACTGACACAGCAAACACATTCCAGAACGTTACATCTGGCGCTACCACAACTGGTATCGGTATGCAAACAAACGTTGCAGAATTCTTGGGTTCTGACAGCAATGCTGCATTCCAACAAATGGCATTCTCTATCGAGAAGGTTACTGTTACTGCTCAAAGCCGTGCTTTGAAGGCTGAGTACTCTCTAGAATTGGCACAAGACTTGAAGGCTATCCACGGTTTGGATGCTGAAACAGAATTGTCCAACATTCTTTCTACAGAAATCTTGGCTGAAATCAACCGTGAAGTTATCCGTACAGTGTATACATCTGCTGTTGCAGGTGCTCAATACGGTACTACACAAGCTGGTTACTTCGACTTGGATACTGACTCCAATGGTCGTTGGTCTGTTGAACGTTTCAAGGGTTTGATTTTCCAAATCGAACGTGATGCAAACGTGATCGCAAAGCAAACTCGTCGTGGTAAGGGTAACGTTCTGATCGTTTCTTCAGACGTGGCTTCCGCAATGGCTATGGCAGGTGTGTTGTCTTACACTCCAGCTTTGAACGCTGACTTGCAAGTTGACGATACAGGTAACACCTTCGCTGGTATGTTGCATGGTCGTATCAAGGTGTACATCGATCCATACTTCGGTGGCTACACACAAAACCAAGAATTGGTGACTGTTGGTTATAAGGGTTCTTCCCCATATGACGCAGGTTTGTTCTACTGCCCATACGTTCCTCTACAAATGGTTCGTGCTGTGGATCAGTTCACATTCCAACCAAAGATCGGTTTCAAGACTCGTTACGGCATGGTTGCAAACCCATTTGCACAAGGCTTGACACAAGGTAACGGCGCATTGAACGCACGTTCTAACGTTTACTACCGTTTGTTCGGTGTAAAGAACTTGATGTAATTCGTTACATTAAAAAAGCCCCCACTAAGAGGGGCACTTCAAAGGGAGCTTCGGCTCCCTTTTTTGTTGTCTATTGTTTCATGTGAAACATAAATATCCATAAGGAGATATTATGTCAGCTTTATCCAGAACACCTGAAAATACAAACTATCTACAACCGACCAAGTTTATCCTGTCGTTTGCCAAAATCCCAGATACACAGTATTTTTGCAAATCAGTTAACCTACCTGGTGTCACATTAGGTTTGGCTAACTACGAAACGCCATTCAGAACCATCCAGCTTGCAGGTACAAAGATGGATTATGATACTTTGGATATTGAGTTCAATGTGAATGGAAATCTATCATCATGGATGAATCTCCACGATTGGATGCGTTCTGTTGGGTCACCAGACGGTTTTACTGACCGTTCTAATACTGGCGCACCTAACGGTCTGAAAATCGATCAATCGGCTTATTCTGATGCAACCTTGGTGGTTCTATCCAACTTGAACAACCCAATCGCCAAATTCCAATTCTACAACCTAATCCCACAAAGACTTTCTGGTATCAATTTTGATACAACTTTGTCGGCTGATGATATTGTTGTGGG